TTAAAATTTAAGGTATTTTGTGGCTGAATACCCTGTTACGCTCTTGTACTTAACTTTCGTCCAAGTGCTGCCTTTTTTAATTACTTCTGCTTTTGATCCTTTCGGAATCTTACCGATAACCTTAGATGATCTGTTTGCACTCTGTCTAATCATCAGTGGATCGGATTTTGTGACAACCTTAGCATACACGGTTGCTTTTGCAACTTTCTTCACTGCTGTTTTTACTGCTTCTTTAACCTTAGTAGCCATTCCAAGCTTTTTATTACAGATTCCCTCTGCAATTAACTTCGCAATCTTATTTACATCTTTACCGATCGCATAATCGGACTTAGAATCACAGAAAAAACTCTCTGTCATGATCGTTGTTGCCTTTGTACTATTTAGCATATACAGGTTCGTTCTCTTCTGCACGTTACGATTTGTAAATCTAGCAGATACGAGTTTCTTCTGGACTCTCTTTGCGTACTTCTTACCATTTTCAGAAACGTATAATACTTCTGTTCCGTGTGCTTTTCCGTTATAGCAATTCAAGTGACCTTCGACAACAAGATCATAATTCTTTGCATTTAAACGTGTCAGTTTCCATGATTTTTCCTGGGATGCAGCGGTAAATACTTTCTCTGGGCAGATATACAGATCAACGCTGTGTCCGTCGCTTTCAAGATATTTTTTTACCTTTTTCATCAGCTTTTTATTGTACTTATACTCGTTTACTCCTCCGAAATCTTCGCCACTTGCAGATGTGTATGATCCATTTTTAAGTAAACTGTGTCCTACGGTCAATGCGATTCTCATATGTCTACACCTCCTGTTCTGATGCTGCCTGATTATCTTCTGTCTGTTCCTGTTCCTCTGGATCTTCTAAGTCAGTTTCATGTAACGGAGTCTCTGCGTAATTTGTCCATGTTCCGTCATCTAACTCTGTCGTATGATTGATCTTATCTTCTCTACTGACTTCCTCAACATCTTCTGAATTATTTAATTTACCGTCATCCAAAAGGTCTTTGACACCGTCAAACCATAACTGAACGATCTCTTTTAACATGCTCTCGCTTACAAATAATTGAATAGGTTTGGGCAAAAGTCCTCTGGCCATATGTATTACATAATCAAATTTCTGCTGTCCTTGCTTGGATGCACGGAAGGTTTTCTCTGCTTCTACAAACAGCATGTAAACATCCAGCCTGATTCCTTCAAGCCCTTTTCTTGTGATATAGTCGATTAACTTCTTAACTAAAAAGACAATGATCAACGCTGTGATCACTGCCAAGAATAACACTTTATTCTGTTCAAATAATTCTTTCATGATTTCTTTCTCCTTTTTATAATCCAGCTTGTTTGAGTACGAATCCGATTACTGCCCCGACAACTGCAGTCAGGACATAAATAGATATGCTTCTCCATTTTTCTCCGTCTCGGTTTTCCAACTCTTCAAGCCGCTTGCTTTGTTCTGTCTGATTAACGAGCATATGTTCCATGTTGATAGCGAGCTTTTGAACGGACAATGTAAGGTCATTGATCTGTCTTACTGTCACTTCTAACGCTTCAATTCTTTTGTTTTGTCGGGTTTGCTCATGATCAACATCACTCGCAAATGCATTATGTTCATTTCTACTTATGTATTCGTCATCTGCCATATTCTTCCTTTCTAATATCATTGCTGCATTAAATTGTTACATAAAAATAAGACCTCTTAGGGTCTTGCTCGTATTTTTATAAAATTTTTCATTTTGCTTTCACCTTATGAACATCTAGGATCATCAAGACGTTTCTTTAATGTTTCATAGATTGTACCATCAAGTCCTGTTCTCGCATCTACAACTTCGGCTGCGGACGGAGTTGTAGAACTAAAATTTTTTAATAACTCATCATACTGTCTTTCTAAGCTTGTCTGTCTTGTATCGCAATCATCTGCGATATCATTTGATCTTTTAATTCCATCATGGATGGCTTGCCGTACATCTTTTCCGAAGATTGCTTTTAAGATATCATTCAAGATTTGTGTCATATCAACCATATTTTTTCCTTTCCGCAAGCAGTAACACAGCTAAATTCTGATCTAAAAAATTCGTTTGTAACACATTACGCAGAACTGACAGGAACAGGAAATAATTATTTCTACGTTGATCGCAGAGAAGGATATCGTTTAAGCTCAGCAATATTACACGTATATGATACAGGATACATGCGAGTAGAATCGATATCACAAGAGGTCAACAATGAAAATTGCTACGTAATATGGACCAATATTAGTTATCCGAAAGACAAAAAAATTGGCTGTGATCTTGTGTGGATCAAAGAAAACTTCCTATGGAATTAAAATATTTTAATTTGACTTATAGTATATAACTTCGCAAGGACATCCTTGATATGCATAAGGAACTTCTATCAAATATAATTCTTTTCCATACAATGCCATGCCTAATACATTGTATCGCCACTGATCATACTTTTTTACTCTTATAGCTATCGGTACCATATTATCGGACCAATTAGCATGTATGATACCTTCTGAGCTATTGGGTGTGGTCATATTGCCTATAATCTGTATTATGCTTTTCATATCAGAATTTAGCTGTGTCGCTGCTTACTATTAAATTATCTTATTCCACTCTGTTCTCGCACGGAGAACGACTCCTAATTCTATGTCTTTGCATAAAAGTAAAACCTCCCTCTTGGCAGATTTTTTGTTTCTTTCTATAATTCTCTTTACTTCTTATTTATGCTGCATATTTTTTATATTGATAATGCAGTTGTTCTGAATTTGCATCATAATATACATTACAGGTCATATTTACATCTGTATGCCCCATTAATATTGCTACATCCTGTGCCGGCATTCCTCTGTTTATAAGTCTTGTGCAGAATGTTTGTCTGAATTTATGCGGATATGCTCAGATTCCACACTTATTTCCAAGATTTCGAACGATTCTTTCTATTCCATCCTTTTGGAGTCTGGAATAAGGATATCGACCTGTAACAAATAATGCGTTATTACTATCGTTCCTTGTTCTTAAGTACAATTCTAAATACAAGGATGCCTGATCAGATACAAAAACAGTTCTTTCCTTATCTCCTTTTCCTAAGATCGCAATTTCTTTCTTTTCGAAATTAATGTCAGAAATATTTACATTGCTCATTTCTGATACCCTACATCCTGTTGCTACAAGCATTTCTATCAACGCCCTATCTCGTATACTCTCGCATGATAATCTCATTTGTTCCATCTCTTTTTCTGTGTATGCCATCTTCTTTTTCTTTGTTGTTTTTATCTTCTTTACTCTTCGCATTGGATTTTTGCTTATATACTCTTCATCGCAGAGCCAGGTGAAAAAGGATGATAGTACGCATCTTTTATTATTCAAGCTTGTATTCGATAAACTACGTTCTTGCTTATATTTAAATAAAAAACCTCTAATGTCTACCGAATCGATTTCGTTTATATCCTTTCCTGTGAAGTATTCTGCAAACTGTCTAAGATGTACGTCATATTGTTTGATTGTGTTACTAGATTTATTCTCGACTGCCAACGTTGCAAGAAAGATATTTTTCAACTTTTCTATACTATCGTTGTATTCTGCCAACTCTGTACTTTCTTTCGTCATTGCAATTCCTTGTAATTCTTCACATAGTACAATTTCTATGTAATCTAGATCCTCTTTCTGCATTCTACTGCCTAACTTAAGAATTATATTGCCTATTATTTTTTCTCGCATAAAAATCTCCTTCCTATGCGATTATTATATCAGCAAGCTTTCGCAACTAAATTCTGATAAAGAATACAAAACTTATTCTACTGATGGAATCAGCATAGAAATAAATAGCCAGTGTGCTATGTTTTATATCAGAAAAAGCAAAAGTTTGACAGGTGGAAATACAACTCAAACTTTATTAGATTTACCTAATGGTATCACTTTAAAAAATGAAGTTTTCGCTCCTTGCGAAATCATTGACGGAAGCTGGACTCCATACGGAAATACCGGCTACATAAACGCCAGAAACGGACAGATAAATGTGCGATGCAAAGACAGTACGTCTACCAGTATAGTCATTGCTATGTTTACAGTTCCTAGGTATTTTATACAATTTAGTTAAATTATATCAAATTTTATTTAATCCCAAAAACTCTTATGTATTTAACGCCATGATCAGCAGACAGTTTTACAGTTGTAGCAGTATCGCTTGCATATGTAAACGATACTGCAGATATCGTGCTGTCATTCGAACCATGAGCCACGAAGCTATAGGATTTTCCTATTTTTTCGAAGATAACCCTTGGAACAGTTACAATACTGCGAATATCATCATCACTAGCACCGAACGCAAACACAATAAATTTGTAATCACTTAGTTTTCGATCACCATAATGATTAATTGTTTGACTTGTTGTCGAAACAGATGTTCCTACTATGATTGTATCGTAATCAGAATTTAGCTGCGCAATTGAGCTGTGCGCATCATCAATCCCTTGCTCCATATGATTAAAATTTTCCGCACTAAGCGGTGTGCTTCCTTTTACCCATGTTTTCTTTGTGTATGCCATTTTTATCTCCTTTCATTTAACAGCAATAAATCTGATCTTCGCTGTTACTGCAGCAATAAATCATCTGTCCTTTTACAAGCTCCGCTGTTACATATTTTGTTGTTCCATCTGCTTTTGTGACAGTTAATGTTGTACCACTAGCGGATATGTTTACGATTGCTTTATTCATATCTATCTGCTTTGCTGCGTAAGATTTAATCTTACTCCAAAGTTTTAACAATCCTGTTTCATCTAAGTAATTTGCCATATCAAGCACCTGCCTTTATGTAAGATTTGTATCCATCCAGGTATTTGTGATCGTTGATATACTAAAAATTTCGCCTAATGGATCCCATGCACTGCCATTCCATGCTACATTCATACCAGCACCGCCGTATGTACTAGCAGTTTCGATGTTATAAACATCGCCAACACGTTGTCCTGTTGTCGGCAATTTGTCTGCAGATATGGCAGAACCGCAATACTTGTACATGTTTGTGATTTCTGATTTTGTAGCATATGTACTCTGGATAGATGAATATGTTGGATATGCATCTAGTTTCTTCTTATCTGTCGTACTCATAAGTCCGTGTGTTGACTGAGTAGCATCTGCATAAGTTGTATTATTATCAGAGCCCCAAACAGCTGTACCATCTGCTCCCCATCTTAGAATCTGTCCAGAACTTCCACCACTTGGAATATGCTTGTTACCAGAAGATGTAGGATGGACATATTTATTTGCACCATCCACGATCCTTGCGAGCTTTGTTTTTTCTGCTGTTGTATAGTCATTCGTAGACAGCTCCTTGCCATCTACTTTATCAACTTTGTTTTTTATCGCATCTGTAATCTTTGCTTTAATCTTCTGCCAGAGATATAAGACCCCATCAGAATCAAGATAATTTTTATCTGCCATTTTCCCTCCTGTTTTAATTTAACAATCCCTCTAGTGTTTCATTTGTGATAGGTTCCATGTTGTTCCCTGATATGTTGTACATTTCTGTACGGACTTCGTTTATTTTTGTTTCTAGATTTTGTGACGATTGCACTTGTTTGTCTGTCAATGTACTGATTGTTCTTCCTAGTGTAATCTTATTGTTTGCTGGGTTCTCTAAATCCAATTCATATTTACTTACAAGATAATAAGTGTCTGGATTTCCAAACGTACTCATAATTCCATGCTGCGTTGATACGCAAGGAACCAGATCACCCAGCCTGATCGAATTAATATCAATATCTACCATATGCAGATCTACTGCTGTCAACTCAATCGTAATTGCAAGGTTAATACATTTTTGCAAATATTTCTTTGATTCAGCTAGCAGCGTGTCTGGATCAGAAATTTCCGGAAAATCAACCTTGTCAAAAATCCAACCGTAAAGATTGACGGCACTCTGATCATAAATATAATCTGTTCCATTGTGCCCGTTTGCCACTTTAATATCGACATTTTTATTATCAACAACTGCTCCCAGCGGGATGATTGCTGTTTTAATATCTTCTGCCTTCGAATACTTCTTTAGATCAAGCAGATTCTCTCCAAAACGGATCACTTGATTACTTACTTTCCCATATTGCTTTACGTAGTCAAGATATCTGATTCCGTTTTCATGCCTTACTCGAAGATAGCCGTCGTATTTACCTAAAAAATTAGAACCAAGAAAATCCCATGTCTTTTCATAGTTCGTAGACAATTTTGTAATGGTTACGCTATCTATATCGATTACTCCAATTGTAAAACGCTTTGCTTCTTCTACCTGCGCATTATGTTCTTCAATCAATCTCTTGAATATTTCAATATTCGTATCTGCCTGACCTATTTCTGTTGTTTCAGTACCATAATCATGCGCACGTTGTACTGAATCTAACAAAAAAGCAAGCTCCCCTTCACAGGAAATCTGCCCTGTGTTTTGAAAATCTTTTTCATCCGTTAAACTTCTTCCGGAAAATAACAGCTCATCATCTTCATAAACATTGATTTGAGATTTTAATTTATTGATATCATTCACATGCGGATGTGTTTGCATCATCCCAAAATCAAGATTTCCCGTTTTATTTAATTCCAATGATATCTTAGGAGTTAATACCTGATAATCCGGATCGCGGACATTATGCAGTGTTTTCCCATCACATAGTATCTTGTACATTTATAAACTACCTCCTCGATAATCGACAGAAACTGTCCCATTTCCTGTAAACGTTAAAAGGTTATCCCCTTCTGATAACCAGATATCGAACACTTTACTTTTGCCCTTTGGAAGATCATAAGTGGCCCCGTTATATGTAACCTGCATCGGTGTATCACATTCGATCACAGGGATCACTCTCTTTCTTCTTCCATAAATATTTAGCTCGTATTTTCCAGAAACTTTGATGCCTCCATATTCACGGATAATATCAGTTTTAAAATTAAAATCATCCCATAACCAATCTTCCAGAGACGAAGCAACTTCATACTTATATGGATCAACTTCTCCGGACATTACAAGCTTTCCATTTATACGATCTGTCTTTTCGACATCAATCGTAAGTCGGCCAATGTAATAAAAAGATGGATCAGTATCGAGTATGATCTTCATTTTCTTACCAACCAGGTAATTTGCAATGTCCGATACAATAGATCCCCATTCAAAAAAGTCTTCGTCCGGAGTTTCAAATTCTAAGGAAAGACTACGATTCTTGTACTTCACATCTCCGCCAGTAACCGCTTCAGTGATATCCAGTGTCCCATCTGCTCCTTGAATATCCAGTTCATATGTTTTTGGTTCCGGAAAACCAAGAGTGATCGCAGTCCATCCAAGATTCCAATCCTTTAAGGTATGTTTTTCTCCGATCGTGACTCCTAATGTTCCTGGCATACTATACACCTCCTCTTGATTTTCGTGTTGCTCTTGTACTTAATTCTGTGTCCATGTAAGGAGCGATTACTCTTGTAATCTCTCGACCATCTACAATCACAGGCACCTCAATTCGTTCTGGTCCAGTATAGACTACTGATTCTGATCCATTAGCTGAATCTGTTTGCATAACTGGCTGCATTCTTGTTGTGATCGTCTGCATCTGCAGATTGATCGCATCCTGCATCCTTGACTGAATATCTTGAACGTTCAACTTCGCTTTTGCAAATTTCTGTGCCATGTTCTGAGAAATCGTTCCCATTTGTTTATACAGATTTGGAGCTTCTTTTTCATGCCCTTTGATTGCTCCCTGAATATCATAGGAACCAATCTCTGTAAATTCTCGAGACGGGGAATGAATCTTAAGTGTCTTTTTGGCCGTCTTAATAATATTCTGGCAGATTTTCTTCATGGATTTGCTGAGGTTTCTGGTTTCGCTTTCCATACCTGCAGTTAACCCTTTGGCGATATTAACTCCTGCCTGTTTCATCTCTTTCTGCAGATCATCTGTGACTGTTTTCATTTCAGATTCATAATTTGCTTGAAGTTTTGCAAGATCATCTCCAAAGAAGTTTTCAGAAAATGTTTTTGACATGCTCTGTTGCTGATTCCACTTATTAATATAAGCCTGCTGTTCAGCTTCTGACATATGCTGAAACCATGCCATATAAGCATTTCCTGCATCAATATCCATTCCGAGAATCTTTTCCATCATAGACTCAGGAATCTTGTTTTCTAGCAACTTCAAGTTCTTCTGATACTTTTCAATATCCATGATATTCTGATCAAGGTTATAGATATTTCCCCAAGATTGCTGTTTATCAGTTAAACTGTCCATCTTACTCTTGATGTTGTTATACGCTTCCTGGTATTCATCTGACAGTTCCTGTAGTTTTTCCTGTGCAATCTTATTTAATCGATCAGCTTCTTTCTCAAATGCATCATTGTATGCCGCTGCCGTTTTTTCTCCCGCAATTTTTAATTGCTTTTCTTCTGCAGCATTCTGCTTCTTTAACTTTTTCAGCTGTTTTTTTAATTTTGCTTTTTTCTTTTTATTTTTTGTCTTACTGATCTTATCTTGAAAATTTTTCTCTGCTGTATCGTGCTTCGAAGAAACTTTACTTGTCTGCTGATCAATGATTTCTTGTACAGTTTCTGATGATCTTGACTTGGCCGTGTTGAGTGCTTCGGATATACCAGACACAAGGTTGTTTCCGATGTCGGAATAATTTCCTTTTTTCGATGCACTCTTAGCTGCAGATAACGCTTCATTTACAGCTAGATTCATTTCTGCATTGAGTTCTGTCTGTCCTTCTCTGACACCCTTTGCTACACCTTTTGGAATATTCTTACCGATCGCATCTTCATATACACGAGATGGAGAATGGATTCCTAAGGCTGTTGCTGTAGCTTCTACCGATGCGTTAGCCATCTCTCCAGAAGCATCTTCCACATCCTTCGTATACTTTCTGATACCTGCTGCCATTCCTAACGGCATCCATTTTCCTACGTCACTTTCCATGACACGGGATGGTGAATGAATTTTACCTTCTGCTTTTGCGGCTGCAACTGCTGCTCTTACTGCTTCTCTTGCGGCTGATGATACAGCACCAGAGTTTGATCTGATACCAGATGCTAATCCAAGAGATAAATTACCACCAACAGATACAAAAGAAGATTTCTGTGCACTTGCTCCGGAAGAACCTGCTTTAGATACTTTTGAACCGGCTGTTTTTGCTGTTCCAGACTTCGATGTAATCCCTTTGGAAAATTCCGATGTCATCTTTCCGCCGGCTGATTTTGCTTTTCCTGAACCGGAAGCAAGCCCTGTTGCAGTTGTTTTGCTTATTTTATCTGCGGCTGATTTTGCTTTACCAGATCCTTTTGAAAAAGAAGATAAATAACTATTAAACGATTGAACTCCGGCACTTGAATTATTCGTAGCAGTAATCTTACTTGCCTTTTTAATCGCCGTACTATTTTTCTTAACTGTGGTAGCCACTTTTCCTGTTTTGGTTGCAATAGCATCAAACGAGCTTGCTGCAGCTGAATTATCTACCTTGCCGATTTTTAAACTGTTTTTTATCTTTGTTGCTTGGCTTTTTGTCTTTTGTGCTGTACTATCAATAGCTTTTGTAAGACCAAATGCATTCTGATCTCCGGATAAGTCTATCTTTGTTAGTTCTTTGATTGCATCTTGAACTGGCGTCTTTCCTTGTGCAACTTTCGTTGCAAGTTCTGTTGGAATCTTAGACCCATCAATTCCTGCTTTTGTTATTGCTTCCTGGAAAGAAATCATACGACTCAATGCAGCTGCTGCTTCCCTTGGCTTTCCACTACCAGATGTGATTGCATTTGCTAAATAGTCCGGTACCTGTATACCACCTTGCTGTGCCTTAGCTTTCAGATCTTCGAACGTGACAAGATTTTTTACTGCCTGCACAGACGTAGGAACCGCATATTGTCCAGAACTAATTCCCTGTGCTACATTATCAGGAACTTTAACACCTGCATCCTTTGCTTTTTGAATCAGATCAGTCCAATTGATCGCATTCTGTATCTGTTTTGCAGCACTCTTAAATGATATGGATCCATCAGAAATACCTTGTGCCAAATACTGTGGGATCTTCATTCCCTGTTCTTGCATCTTGGCCAACTGATCGGAATTAACCAGATCATCTAATTTGATTAAACTCTTTAATTCTTTTCCGGATGTTGGATTTGCATAAACACCTTGTTTAATTCCCTCTCCAACAGACTTCGGAATATCACTTGCTTTAATCTTTGCTTGTTGGGCCAGATCATCTAATGATTTTAGATACTCTGTATAATTTGTCTGAGCTGTATATTTGTCTGTATATGCAGTCAGTTCTTTTTGTGCTGCATTTAAATTTTTATTACTTTTTTCGACAGCACTATTGGCTTCCATCATTGCATCATAGTATTTTGTCAGATCATTAGAAGCTTTCTTATACTCATCACTGCTTGTTGTTATCTTTCCTTGGTTTACCTTTGCGGTAACCTGATTCATTTTTTCAACAGCGGCATTATATTTGTTTGTTGCTTCTGTTTTTTTCTTAATGGCATTTTCATTTTCAATGTCAGCTTTGGCTACTTTGGATGCTGCACTTTCCATCCCTTTCTGGTAAGCCTTGGACATTGCCTGTTCTTTCAATGCTGCGATGTTTTTCTTGATCGCAGAAGTAGACTTATTCAGTTTATCTGCTTCTTTGTCATACTCAAGATTCAGCCCTGGTAATAATTCATTTAATTGTTTAACTACACTTACAATCTGTGCTTTTGTCCCAGCGCTCTTATGCTCAACATTCATCAGTTTTGTTAATCTCTGATACAGCTGATCTGCCTGAACACCATTTGCACGTGTAGAATCTACATTTTTCTGATTTTCTTTATGTAAGCTCTTGATCGATGCCGCCATTTCTTCTTGTTTCTTTTTGAGTTTTGTGCAAGAAGAATAGTATCGATCTGCTTCTGTAACTGCTTTTTTCTGTGTCAGTGTGTATGCTGCGACTCCTGCTACTAAAGCACCTACTGCAACAACTCCTAAACCTACTGGACCGCCAAGTGCTGTACACGCCGCATTAAAAGTTCCTGTTGCTGCTGTTGCAAGAGAAATCTTACCTGTAAAGATTCCAACGACTGTCTGCAGTGCAGTCAAACCACCCTGTTGTGCCACTAAGGTGATTGCATTTGCCTGCTCCATTGTTTTTAAGGCACTAAAAGCTGTAGTTAATGCTGTAACTCCTTTAGATGCAGTGTTGAAAACTTTAACTCCGGCCCAGGCCCCCATGAATGATGTCGCAAGCGGAATAACTGTGCCCATGTTGTCCCCAAGCAGTTTTGTAGAAGCGGCCAATACTTTTACTCCACCTTTGCCGGCTACCATAGCCACTTTTCCAAGATTTTCAACAGTATTTATCGCTTCCTTCGGAACAATCTCTTTTATTCCACCTTTTTTCAATTTGTTAGATAAAATCCTTAACTGTGCTGTTCCAACACCGACAGCCTTTGTTAGCGGCGTTTTGATATCTTCATAAATGCCGATTCCAACAGACTCTGCTACTGATCCGAGGTCGTACAATGCTCCTTGCAGATTGTTGTTCATAACATCGGCCTGTTTCTTTGCTGCGCCAGAAGAATTATCAATCGCCTTTTGTAATTTGTTGAAATCAGAATCAGATGCATTAACGATTGCCAACAGACCTGACATCGCTTCCTGTCCTGCGATGCTTGAAGCATAAGAAGCTTTCTGGCTTTCTGTTAATCCAGAAAATTTTTCTCTCAATTCTGCCATCGTTTCACGAAGTGGCTTCATTGATCCATCAGCTTTTGTTGTACTGATACCAAGCGCATTTAATGCTGTAGCTGCATCTTTCGGAGGTTTGACAAGTCGCGTAATGATAGATCTCAGAGATGTACCTGCTTGGCTTCCTTTGATTCCGGCATTCGCCATCAGTCCAATTGCTGTAGCTGTATCTTCGATACTATATTTCATGGATCCGGCCAATGGTGCAACATACTTAAAGGTTTCTCCCATCATTGCAACATTGGTGTTAGAACTACTCGATGCTTTCGCTAGTACGTCTGCAAAATGTCCAGAATCCTTTGCTTTCAATCCAAAAGCGGTCATTGAATCTGTTACAATGTCGGATACTGTTCCAAGGTCTTCTCCGGAAGCTGCAGCTAAATTCATAACACCAGACAATCCAGAAACCATCTGGTTTGTTTTCCATCCGGCCATAGCCATGTATTTAAGTGCTGTGGCAGATTCTGTAGCAGAAAACTTTGTTGTAGCTCCCATCTGCTTTGCTTTTGCAGATAGCTTTTCCAGGTCTTTTCCAGATGCTCCGGAGATTGCCTGGACCTCACTCATTCCTGCTTCAAAGGACTTACCTACATCGATCGTCTTTTTTGCGACCGCCACAGATGCAACTCCAATTACTGCTGCAGATTTTTTCATCAGCCCGGCCATCTTTGATGTTGCGCTCTCTGTACTTGCTACTGTACTTTGATTAGATTCTTCCCAAGACTTTTTTGCGCCATCTGCACTTTCTTTTGCAGTATCCTTTACCTTTTTATGAGACTGCTGCATCTTCGTAGATGCGGATTCTGTTCCTTTTGCTGCTGAATCAGCTCCTTGTTTGGCTGCCTGTCCTGCTTTCGATGCTGAATCTTTTGCACTTTTTTCTACTTGCTTTCCAGTTTTCTCTGCTGACTTAGCAACTTCTTCTACACTCTTTTGCGCCTGATCAGAAGCTTTATCTATCTCCTGTGCTGTACTCTTAGAAGAAGACTCAACTTCTTTCTTAAGATCGTTTAATCCTTTTTCTGCACCAGAATTATCCAGTTTGGTTTCTATTGTAACTGTACCATCTGCCATGTCTTCACCTCGTCAAATACCTATATACCTAAAAATCTAAAGTTTCTAAGCTATTTGACGTCCTGGGTGCTCAACCTGCAGATCCAAGCTCTCGCCTGTTCGCTTCTCTTATCACAATATTCCTGACAGATCACCGCCATTTAGCAGTATCTGTGTTATCTCATCCTGTCTCTTCTTTTCTTCTTTGCTTATCTCATCCGGAAGTGCATAGATCTTTTGCATCTCCCTTATCCTTTTTCTTTGCTCTTTATCAAAATTCTTTAATTCTGCACTTCGATATCCTATAATCTCACAAATCTTACAATCATCATGCAATGCACTAAACAATGACATAAACTTCCACCAATGCAAAAAATCAACCTCAAACAGATCTATCTTATAATCCTGCATAAACCCTGCATTGATATAATCAAAATCATGTTCAAAGCTGATCACTTTTTTCTTTGTTTTTGGTTTTGATTGTTTATCTTCCTTACCACAGGAATAAAACCACAGCATTTTTTCCATAGCTTCTTCCAGATCATCCGGAACATTATCTCTATAAAAGAGTTTTAGTGTATCATAATATTTTGCATTTTGAATCGCATCTTTTTCTTCAATATCGATTTCTTTCATCATTTCTTCTGCAAACTTCTTTTGATCATCTGTAACTTCTTTTCCAAAGATAATCTCTTCCACATTCATAATTGTTCTGAAATCAGCATCAATCTTATATGTTTTACTCCCGATATCTACTGACACCGGGAGTTCTCTTCTGATCATTCAGCTCCAATCATCTTGTGCAGATCGTTGACTCTCTTTGTATGACCAGCTAGCTGTGAATCTCTGATAGAATAAAGCTTCTTAATTGCTTTCGTTCTTTCTGTCAGATCATGTTTTGATGTAAAGATTTCATCAGCGGTGCCATTTCCAAATACCTCGTCAAAAAACTCACTTATGATTTCTGACTCATACGCCACGCCCTCTGCCTTGATTTTTCCATCTTCTGCATTCTTCTCCTCGTACTCACCAAGTTTCTTCCACATTTCCTTTCCTGCATCACTAAATTTTTTCATCATGTCCGCATCCAGGAAATTAAATGCGAGCTTCTTTCCATTCCAAATAAACATATATCTTACTCCTTAATTCCAATTTCAATCTTCGCTTTCGTTTACTCCGTTGCTGAATCCGGTGTAAATGTCTTTGCCTTTGTATCAAATTTACCCATAACAGGATCTCCTTTGTCGTGAAGTGTTCCCTCAACCTGTAATTCTCCGTCATTATCAGAGAAACTTGAAATTTCAGCAGCTACAGTAAACATACGTGCTTTGAATACTGTTCCAGTTGTATCTCCATCTGCTTTTTCATCCAGATCAACGCGAACAAATTCACGTTCTGCATCTGCTCCTGTTTTTCTCTCTTTACCAATACTGACCAGATCTTTAATGACCTTTTCACTTGGAATCTGATCGGCAGTAAATCCGTGCTCACCTTCATAACTTGTAATGCTTGATGTGGATGATTTATCATTGATATATTTTTTACTTGTTGTCTGTGCTCCTGGATCTTCATTTAATTCTGTAAAACCAGTTCCCATTAATTCAAACGCTTCAGACACCTTTAAATAAGATGCTTCCTGATAACGCTGTTTTACTGTTTTGCTTGCTGTTTCTGACATTTTATATTCCTCCTAATTTTTGATAATAAATCAACTGGCACTGAATCTGGTATTGTGCTTTTGTTGCATCTGCGTTAAACACGTAGCCATTTGTCAGTGCCTGTATTTTAATTGCTCTTTTTCCTTTATCCATTTCCGGAAGATCATTATTGATCGTACATCGTTCCAACCAGTCCGAGAAATCTTCGTAAAACTCCGCCACATCGATATTCTCTGCAACGTCTGCCCCGAAGTACTCTCTACTTGCCAAGACAAAATTAAAACGGCGTTCTATGTCACCGTTAATATACCGTTTTTTAATTGGCTGTGATGTTACCGATGCTTCAATCGCATAACTTTTTGTATCTTCCGGAAGATGTTCCACACCCACCAGATCATCAAATGTGTGCAGTCCTGGATAATCCTGGATAAATGCTCTCACACTTGCGATCACACTCATTCTGCTTTACCTCCTACAAAATCTGCAACAGACTGGACAATCTGATCTCCATTGTCTGCCCAACATCTTTGATCCCATTCTTTTCCACGGAGTCCTTTTCCGCCATTTTCATGGTACTGTTTCTGTGCATATGGAGTTACAAACTGGATTGAGTCCACGTTCTCTATTGCAGTATCTTTTAATACTCCGGTCAAGAACGGAACGTATGGATCCATCTTTCTTCGGAACTCTCCGGTAAAAAATCTTTGTGCAGGTCCACCAACTTGAAGACCTCTTGTCTTTAAGATCTGATCTGGCGAAAGTTCGACTTTAACCTGTGTTCCCATTTAAGCACCTCCGATTCTCCAATGTGGCAAACTTCCTCTCCGGTTATCCGAAAACGATAATACTTTTCCCGTGTACTGCTGTTTTAAAAATTCTGATTCTTTCTCAAAATCATCTAACAATCCTTTTCCAAACAGATCCCCGTTGTTGATTGTCCAATACTTTTCTGCTTCTTCTGCAGATAATTCCCGATACTTGTCTGCATCGATATATTCTCTCCCTTCTGTATCTGCAGATAACGGGATGCGGATCTGATACAAATCGGCAGAACTGAGTCCCTGATCGGTAACAGTTGTCTGCTGCTTTGTGTAAAAATTAACACCTTTGATCTGAGTCTTTAAATAGATCTTTCGTGCTGTTTTCTTATCAACTCCGCGATTGTTATAAATCGTCAGATCTGCATTTGTAATCATAAGGCCCACACCCCCTGTACAAGAGTCCTGTATGCGCAAGATAAGGATATGCTGCTTTCTTACAACGATACTCTCCTGTTCCTGTTGCTTTGCTCTGACTCGTCACAAAGCTGACACTGTATCCATCGTTGTTCTCACTTGCGATCTCCCTTCCTACATCATCTTTTCTCATTCTGTCCTGATACATTACATCTGCCACTGCACATGTGGCCAGACTCACTTCCTCTGGAATCTCTGTCATATCATCAACTCTGGCAAATGTAAGGAATTTCACAAAAATGCTTGCCTTTAAGATCATTCCAGGGAAAGCTTTCTCCGGTATGATCTCGCCATAAAATTTATTTTCGTAGAAATCCCTGTTTGCATATTCCACCATACCGGATCACCGCCTACCCTCTGGAAATGATTCTTGCGATTGGAATTGCTTTGTGATCGATCACTTTCTTATCGGAATTTGTTTTTCCGTTATCAACCAGTGTCCAGTTAGATCCATCAGCAAGTTCTGTATCTGTTGGGGATTTTGCAGCCATAGATTTTCTAGTAAATGAAATGCCGTATGGTGCAAATACTTTTCTCTGTCTCATATACAGAGTATCTTCTCCACCATGTGTTTTTGGGTCACGATACATTTCATATGGTACTTTGGCACCAATGTCTTCATAATCAAAAGCTCCATCACCTAATACATAAGTTGTATATTTTGTGTAAGCTTCCTGTGCTGCAACATAACCAGACTCTCCTTTTGTTCCACTTTCTTCTACTGCAGCAACTTCTTCTGTTGGCATAGAATCATCGATCAGAACTAAGCGGCCATTCCATGTTGCAAGAGTTAAGTCTCTTTCAACTCCATTTGCATCTGTCTGTGTCATATATTTTAACAGTTTCAGATTTTCAAGATTCGTTGCCACCGCGCTGTGCATGATCGCGATCGTAAACTTAGACTTATTGTCTCCTGCTGCCTTCTGTAAAGCTGTATTTAATGTATCAGCCTGGACAACATTCTTTACATTTCCATCTTTGTCGGTTGCTGTTACTGCTGTGATATCAGATGTATGTGTATCAACAAAGACTTTGTTTTCTTTTCCGGTCATTGCAAAGACACCTTCCAGGATCTTTACTAATGTTGTCTGATCCAGATCAGCTTTGTAATCGTTAACCTGTGCTGCAACATTGTCCATAAAGCTTACGCCACCTGTGACATCTTCTGAAAAGTCTCGTTCTGTCCACCCTTTCATACGACCAACTACAACGACACCTCTCTCAAATGTATCTGTACTTTCAGACTTAAGATCTGTCTCACCATCATAGTTCTGTGCTGCTCCACCGATCAGACCATGCATTGGCAATACTGCATATACTGTTCCTGTCTGTGAACTGAACGTGTTTTTGATATCCTGATTACCTTTTAAGGCTCTGGACTTGATCAGCTCGTTCCTTTTTAAATTTGGAATCCTCTCTGTGTAGGCACCGAATGCCTGAGGATTGAATGATTTAGAATCAAATTTTTCTCCTGCCATTTCTTACTCCTTTATTTAAATCTCTGCTCCGGGATTCTGTTCCATGTAGTCACAGAGTTCCGAATATGTCATTTCACTTGGTTTCTTTCCACCAATGCCGCCGGAACCACCATTTGTTCCTTTAACGATCGTTGGTGCTGGTTCATCGCTCTCGAACAAGAAGCTGTTTTCTTCCTTGATCTGTGACAGCTGTTCGTCTAAACCAATGATCTTTCCATCGTTTAGTTTCAGTCCGTCCATGTTAAGAAGTGCTTTAACCGCTTTATTGTTTCTGGCTTTCGCTCCTGTCAATGCTGCAGTTAATGCATAATCAAATTTCATTTCTGAGATCTGTGCATCTGCATCACTCTTTGCTTTCTCAGCTTTCTCTTTCCAGTCATCTGCTGCCTGCTTGATGCCGTCAATGTCCATGTCTTTGAACTTCTGAATTTCTGCATTTGCATCGTTTACCTGAGTTTCAAGACTTTCTGCTTTCAGCTTATAGCTGTCTCGCTCCTGAGTGATCTTCTCTGCTTTCTTCTGTTCTGCTGCGATATCCTTCCCGTTTTCAGCCATGATCTTATCAATCACTTCCTGGGAAAGATTTAAACCTTTTAAAAAATCTGTTTTCATGTTACTGTGCTCCTTTCGTATTAGGTTGTTTTAGGCGTGTAACCGACCGCCACGAACCGACTGTTTAAGGTCTGATCAGCTGACCAATGTTATTTCTTTGCATAAAAATAACACCCAGATCTCTCTGCGTGTCCTCTGCAGCTTAACCCTGCTGCGGGGAGATATTGGGATCACCGTCCTTTCTATTCTGTTGACTTCATGTTTCGCTGCTCCTTTCTTAAAATTTCGTATAAAAATACCACCTGACGTCGATCAGATGGTACATATTTATAAACCTGGTGTTATATCCTTGATTCCTTTTACGGCATTATATACTTTCTTCATCATTGAATTTTCCTGCAGATACTCAAGGCCCTTTAACGTAATTCTGACATCGCTTGCATTAATCCTTGTTGCTCCTGTGATATCACGTTTTATACTTACACCCTTGATATATCCGACATCAACCATCATCTCTATATATCGTGCCCAACGTTCTTCAGAAACTCCTAATGCTTCTGATCCAACATCGTTGATATCAAATTCTGGATAATCCATTGCTTTTTCCAATGCTGATAAGATTTTATATACTGCTTTAAAGTTATCCATTGTTCTCACCCTTTGCTTTTTCTACTTTATCTTTTATCAACTGATACCACCCATTATTTTCGTTATCAAAATATGGGCAATTATAATCTTTTGCCTTTAAATGTTTGCTTGGTATCTTACCATACACCTTACATAAAGTTTCGTAACCTTTTTCATCAAAATCTGCTTTTCTGCATGCATGGCATATTGGTATAGGACTTGTCACTTTTGCCATTCCAGGAAAGTCATCAAAACTCGGACCTATTTCCATTTCTTGTTTCACACCATTTTCATCATAATAATATCCTATTCCACTCATAAAACAGCCTCCGCTTTGATATAGTATCTGTCCTTTTCTTTATTTACACTTTTTATTTTATACCGAAAGCCTCGTTTAAACAACACTTCTTCTTGATTTTTGTATTTTTCAGTTGCGACATCTTTTATATATAAACAGCCTTTATACCCTTTAGGGATCTCAATTTCAAGATGAACATTTCTCCCCTGATACATTATGTCATGAAAAGATGTAGATGTATAACCTTTATTCGTTAAGGTCATTCCATTCATTCTTTTTATATCCTCTTCGGAATATTGAAAACCTTTTGGAAATGCATTTAAATATTCCGGAATCGTATCACGATGAACTACCATTTTATGTTCTGCAGTACCTTTACTTAATGCAGAATCCAACAGATCCATAAATCCTTTTTCCTGATCAATTCTTTGCTGTTTTCCAGAATATATTGCACTGTTCACTCGGTTCGCTGCATTACCAGTATATCGCCAGATTGCCTTCTTTTCTTCTCCTGTCAGTTTTTCTAACTGTTTAGACATTTGATTCTTAAAGGTATTCTTTCGATCTTGCCATACCGCCTTCTGTGCTACACTTCGGTTGAATCCAACGATATCTCCTGCTTTGTTCTTTACTGCATGGATCTGAACTCTGGCAGACTCATATCGCCTTCCTGTTTCTTTGCAGAAAGCTTTTAATGCTGCTTCCTGTTTCTTTAATCTCACAGATTCTTCATTAAACCGATTCTGTAAAGTATTTTTTAAGGTATCATCTTTCGCTTCACTGATCGCTGAATTATATCCAGCAAGTTTCCTCTTTGTCTCTCTGATCTGTCGTTCATGACTTCTCTGCATCTGACTTGCTTCATACTCTGTAAATTGTTTGTCGTTGTATGTCACGCTCTTTGCAGAATAATCATCTAGCATCTCCTGTGTATATGCCGGTGTTGATATTCCAGGAAAGAATGCATGGAAGTTATGCCTGCAGTTCCAACCACATAACCCTGGTCCTGTTCCATATCCTGTTGCTTCATAGAAGTTTTCGTATTTTGGATCAGTCCCAGATAAACAAAAGACCTTCCCTTGCCATACGGCATGTTCAGGTCTTGCACCTGCATGCGCAGTTGTTTCAACATAATCACAATTCTGATCTTTTGCATACTGCAGATTCATTTCTGCTGCAGTCTGATTTACTCCGGTAAGTACAGCTCTTCTTACCGCGACATCTAATTTATCGACATGCTGTGATGGATATAAGACTTCTGTTCCCTGCACTGCTGCCTCTTTAATCGCATCTGCAATGGCTTTGTCATAACTGAATGCTCCTGTACTTACTTTCATCTGTGCCTTGTTACATGCCTGAATAAAAGCAGATTGTGATTTTGCGGCTGTTGTCATTGTTAAGTTATCTAATTCTTGACATGTCTTTCTGACGTTTGCCTGCAGAATCCTTTGCATTCCATTTGACTGTTCAAGTTTAACGGCTTCTTTCCCTGCCTGCTTGTAATAGACAGCTTCATTTTTTAAGTTTCTGACTCCTGCTTCCTGGTACATCCGCTCGACTTCTCGATTCTGGTACCCAGACACCTGACTCACTCGTTTGATCGTATCTTTATAAACGAGACCTGCATTCTGTAAAACCTCCGCCTGATGCTTTGTCGATTCGGATACATTTCCCATCTTTACAATTCTTTTAGCCATATCAGATATGATCGCTATTGTCAGACTGTCGATGATACCAAGTAACTGATCAGAGAATTGTTCCAAATACTTCGGATCAAGCATCTGTGATCACCTACTCTTCCTGAATATTAAAACGATCATCCTGTGTCGGCATCATTTTTAATGCTTCTTCCTCAGAAACTCCATACTTGGCAGCAATGTATATTTCTTTTCGAATCAGTCCGGCTGTTGCATCCTGCTGCATGCTCTGCAGTTCCTGTTCTTTATCGATCACGATCGAATCATCCCAGTCAAAGCTAATCTCATATTTCTTGCCCCCATTTAGATTAGCAAGCTGTGCAATCACATCCATTGCATAGACTAATTGTTCTAACGCTTTCTGCAGTGCTTTCTGGATATCAGATACAGTACTGTATGATCGCTGTTTGCTTGCTTTGATCTCTTCTGCAGTCTTATCAACTGTGTTTGGATCACTTAAAGTTCCGTAGGCAAGACCTACATTAAACTCAATCCTTCGTAAAATCGTGTTGAATCCATTGATAAGGCTTTCGTCACGGATCGGCGGTGCAAACACTTTGTACTGATCCTTGTCATCGTCAAAATCCATCATTCTAAAGAGTCTTTCTTTTCCTTTTGGAAGGTCAAATTCTCCGTTTTCTTTTCGCTTAAATAAGCTAACGTCTCCATCAATTGCTAATTCAGATCCCTCATATTCCCACAATATCCTTGTCCATTGATAATCAGCTTCTTTGATATCATCGACTGCCCTAGAATATACAGAAACTCCTAATGGAGATGAATCATCAACGTTATTTGCGTTCGGAATTTTGAAATATGCAAATAATGGCTTCTTCACGTGTAAGATTGTCACTGCTTCTTCAAGATTGGCCCACTCCGGTACAGCACTAAGCGGTACTTCTTTTCCCAATACCTCAACATTATCTAGATCCTGCCTTACAAAAGCCTTATTCATAATATGATATGTCGTGTTCTCATCGTGTTGATGATATTCCAGTCTTGTATATACCTGTTTCCCGATCGTTACGGTTTCCATAAAAACCGCTGCAATAACTTCCCCTCTGGAATTAAATTTTGTCGGAAAAAAGTGATCAGCTTGGACCATGTCAACTTCAATGTGTCCGTCAGAAACATAAGGCTTCATTGCAAGTCCGCCTTTTGCACAGGCATATTCTGTATACGTTCGTATGTTATCAGTCACAGTTTGGTATTCATCATTGAGAAACTTATTCCCTGTGATCTCTGTTTTTAACTCTAATGTAACAAGCCTTGCAAATTCTCCGGCAATAGCTGCAGACAATCCGCAAAGCTTTAGATCTTTTCGTTTCCAAGGCGGTTGATTTTTGTACATCTTCGACCAGAGATCAATTTCTCTTGCCATCTTGTCCGATACGGCAACATCAACTCCGATCGCATCCCTTATATTTTCTTTTCCAAGCATTTTTCTTATCACCTGCCTTATTCGCTCAATAATTTCTTTTATCATTTAATCAACTCCATTTTCGTTCACGTCTTACGATCGTGTAAGCAAAATATCTCACTGCATCCATGCAATGATCATGCTGCTTCACTGGTTTATCTTCTCCACGTTCCAATGCCTTATCATCCCAGATATAAGAGCCAAATTCTTTGATTGTTTCTTTACAATTCTCTGAGAATAGTAGCAAGCCAAGATTCAACAGATTTCCAACAAAGCGAATCCCATCGAGAACATCATTCTTTGCTTTCTTAACCTTGAATCCTCGTTTCTTAAGTTCTGCGATGAATGATGCTGCTGCCGGATCGACAATGATCGATTCAACATTGATTCCTTCCAGGAACTCTTCCATGTCATCCGCGTACTCTCCATCTGTCTTCTGTGTAGTCTCATCTCGGCCAGAATAGTAATATTCTTTCGTAGCAACCCACTGACCTTTCTGGTTCTTCTCCCACAAAAGATATACTGTCGCATTCTGTGTACCATAATCGACACTGACGTATTTACTGCCTACTACTGATTGCTGGTCTTTTACAACATGTTTTTCTACATCAAACATATCGTAAATAATTCCCTCGGCCACGGCCCACAGACCTAAGATATAGCGCTTGTAAAACACTCCGGTATACATTGCCCGGTATCGTGCTTTAATTCGCTCAGATAGGCTCAGATTGTCGTCCATCGTAAAATGCAGATAGACAAGTTTCTTTTCCTCAGCACGATCAATCCAATTAGTCTTAAACCAGTGATAAGGTCCATCTGGGTTACAGTTAAACCAATATTTTGATCCATCAACAGAACAACGTCCTGTTGCCTGGTTAACAAAAGATTCAGGCATCAATGCAACTTCATCAAAAAAGACTCCTGCAAGTGTGATACCCTGTATCAAATCCTGTGATCGCTCATCTTTTCCACCAAAGATGTAGAAATAGTTCTCTTTTCTGCCCTTTCGGATTACGACCAGATTATCGGCTCTGTGGTCTTCAACGTGGTATCCTCGGCTCTTAAGCATGAGTTTTAACCAAAAGAGTACGTTTCTCCGGAAAGAACCGATCGTTTTCCCACACATACCAAAGTTCTGTCCGTTGAAGGTTTCCATTGCCCACATTGCAAAAGATAAGCACATAGAAATAGTTTTTCCCGATCGGATCGCTCCATCTGCTATGATTCCATCTTGATTATGCACCGGAGAATTTGGCAGCCACCAGGTAAGTATCTTCTTCTGCTTCTTGGAAAACGGCCGAAACTTAAAGACAGCTTTCTTTATTCTTCTTCCCATACATCTGCCACCTCACCTTTTAAGGCTTCGATGAATCCATCGTCTTCTGTCTCTTCTTCGGATGTTCCGGACATGATCGCTGTCTTAGCTCTGATCTGTTCAATCTTCGCTTTTTGTTCAGCTGTAGCAATATCCATATGATCAGCAAGCCATTGCAAAGCTTTCATCTTATCAACCAGCTTAATACTCGCTCCGTCTTTTCCTTGCTTCACTTCCGTGATCAACGTTCCATCAACATCTTCAGATTGTTTAAATTTCACAGTATTGACTTCTTTTTCGAGGACTTCTTTTTCTCCAGTTTCTTTGTTTTCTACCATTACTGGACCAAAAGCACCTATAACTTGAATATTTTCTCGCCCAAACGATACATAATCTGTCACATCTGCAAACGCAATATCCATGTACTTTTGAAAGATATCTTCTTGTTTTAGCATCTCTCTGTTCATGTGATTCTGCTTTAGCTGTTCAATCTCTTTTCTTATTGCTGGATTCTTCATGAGCCTGCTCCCCAATACGGCAGCAGATGCATAAGTACATCCTGGATAAGCTTTCATGTAAGCTTTCGTATAATTAAACATCCTGGATTGATACAAACAAAAAAGCTGCTGCTGATCGGTAAGTTCATCGTTAATTACAACTTGACTTACATCCTCTGCAACGGCTTCTTTTTTGTGTGCACCCTTTTTATTTTGTGTGCACCCCTTTTGGATGCATCCTGTCTTTTTGTTCCTCGACCATGCGTATCGTTTCTTCCACGATTTCACAGTATTCATCGAGACTCCATACTTGGCAGCAATGTCTTTATACTTCATTCCGGCCACGTAATCGGATTCTGCCAATATGTAGTTTTTTTCTTCATTCACACATTACCGCCCTCCTTCTTCAGGTACTCGCATAGTCTTTCACATTTCTGAGCATCACTGCATCGAATTGTTGTATCCACTTTACAACCAGTCCCTACATATCCTCTGCTCATAACCTGTGTTTCTGGTTTGAGCTCTTCACAGTTCTGGCAGTAATCTTCTGCTTGTAATCTGATCATATGTTTTCCCTCCTATATTTCAAATGGACCACCAGGGACTCGAACCCTGGACCGATCGGTTATGAGCCGACTGCTCTGACCTGCTGAGCTAGAGGTCCTTAAATTTATGCACGAAAAAAGCACCCGAAGGTGCTTAATTCAATATATTTTGAGATTTGATTAACCTTTTGTTGTACGCGCAACTCCTAATATATTAGAAATTGCATCTTGTAATACTCGTGAATAATTAATTCCCGCTTTATCGGCTTCTACACTCATCCAATATGGAATTGTACAGTTTTTCTTAACTGCTTTATTATCCACTCTCTTTCTGTACTCTGTAAAGTCTACATCTACAAGTGTTACTGTGTCTCCTGCTTCTACATTTTGAGCTTTTGAATTTGGTTCTGGAAGACTTTTTTTCTCATCTTCCATATCAATCCCTATCAATCCAATAGCATCTCTGGCCATTTCCATAGCCTCTGCTATTGTATCGCCTTCTGTAGCGATATCAAAATCAGGGATTTCTACATAATACCCTTCTTGATCCGGTTTTAAAATAACCGGATACGCTACTTTCTTTGCCATGTTTCCATTCCTCCTAAAATCTTGCCGTTTGATCCTTTTTTCATTTTTGTTTTTCATGAATCCACCAAGTCTGGGGCTTAAAGCCCCAGTTTCTTGATAATAGATTTAGCTAATCGCTCCTTAATCTCTGGATGTCTTGGAATTGGCTCAATTCTGTTACCATCTGTATATAGATCATGGTTCCCACCATTCCGTTTTAAATACCATCCATTTTTTTCAAGGAGTTTAATCAAATCTCTTCTCTTCATGAAAAACTCTCCTTTTTTTAATTTATATGTTTATTATACGTACAAAATGCGTATAAGTCAATAATTTTATGCGTATTTTGTACGTATTTTTATTAGCAAGAAAAAGGAACATTTATGAAGTATCGCTTCATCTAATCGCTCTAGCCTATATATTAGCCTATTTTTTGCGAACGTGACCGAACATTTTCTAATTTTCTTGAAAAAATCTTGTATTTCTCATTCTACAACTGTCTTCTGTATAAGCTACTCGCCTTTTAGGGTGTAACTGATTCATCTTATGTGCTACCTGCAGCCACGTCATGCCATCAATGTAATAAAATCTAAACATCATTCTTAGTTCGCTCTTCTCAATGCTATTTATATATTCTTCCGCTTGATTCATGAGTTCCAGAAGTTCATTTTCTTTTTCGATCAACATAGCTTTTCGTTTATTGAGCAGCAGCCTCTTTCTGCTAAGTTCTGGTACTGGCATACCTTCCACCACAAAATGCTGTATTCCACCCATGCCACCGCTTACTGTGTCTTTTACCGTTCCTTCTTCTGCAATTCTGAAGATCTGCTTTTCAGTCTCTGTGATTCTTCTCCTTAAATCTTTAATTTCTTCTTTCATGTCACAATATTGGATCAGTACGTTCTTGTCCACGTTCTCCCCTCCTGTTACGATTTATTATCTGCTGCCTTATCCGATCCGCCATCTCCTGATACTCTTGCTTGTATTGCGCCCGATCGGCACAAATGCCCATGCAGATTATCTCTGCACAGGCCTTGCATGGATCTACCATATCTTTCTTCCACCTTTTTGCTTCATCAGGTTTCTTTTGTAAAGCTTTCCTTTGGTCGTCGAATAGTATTTGTCTTTATCTTCTTTCTTTTTCTGTCTGATCGCCTGCATGCTTAACTTCCATGCAGTAAATTCAGTACACTTTCTTCGGCATTCAACTCGTTTTTCTCTTTCTCCACCATGATCACACTTGAAACATGGACAATCTTGATATCCCATTTATGTATCACTCCTTATAATTTGTTCAGTGGACATTCTTCATCGCATATCCTTTTATATTTTTCATAATCATTCGGCGTTATTCTTGGATATACGCAATAACCATCACACATCTCAGTTCTAACTTCTTCCAGAATGTCCGTTACTGTCTTCACTCTCTCATGATCCTCTTTCACGACACCTGTAAGATTCTCTGTTATTGTCATAACTCATCCCTCTCTTTCGCTGCACTACAGAGTGACATCACTGCCACTCCTGCAACTGCTCCGATAAATAATCCGCTTAAAAATCCAATGATCATAAATTATCCCTCCATCATATTTTCAAATCTGTATTTTTGTTTTGCATCTGGATATTTTTCATGATCCACTTTGCTCATGAACATCTCTAATGGCCTAGCATACATTCTCTGCATCTCTCTTATATCTGAATATATTACAAATAATTCATTTGTTTCTGTATGACGAGCCACTGTAATAACAACGTACAAACTTCCTTTAAAGTGTTTGTATACTTCATATGCTTTCGGCATGTGTCGTCCATTTAGCATTTTCGCCACTCTTTCTATTTTCTCTATTGTCTTTCCCATATTCTTAACGCTCCTTTATTCCAAGTGGAATGTTACATTCTGCATGATTGATCCCAGTATCAAAAATTTAATAGCTTGATAGCAATCTTTTTTTCGGTCGGAATAAAAATAAATTCCATAACATACGATTGTTAGTGTTAAACTTAATACTTTTACAGCATCTTTTGTTGTTATCATTTCTTACTGCCCCCCCCACATCGTAAATCTCACATGATACTACTTCGTTTCCTGTTCCGTTATCTGTAACCTCAACATCCACGTCATATCCGGAACCCACCAGAGCATCGATGATGATACTCTGGATAGATTCTTCTTTTGTATGGATGTAGGCTTTTCCTAATCTTTGTCTTACTTTTCCCATTATTTTTCCTCTTTTATTTGTTTTTCCATTTTTCAATCATTTCTTTGTGTCCTTCTTCTGCCTTTTCTGCATTATCATACATATCAACGTCTAAATCCGACCAATCAATAATATTTCCGTTTTTATCGCATTTGAATACCATCGTCTCGAATCCATGATCAAATGTATAACATGTATCAATAGCAACATATCCATGGTTTCTTGTATTTACAACATTTCTTAGCTTCATCATCTCATTTGCTCCTTAACTTTCTTTAACAATTACTTGATCTTAATGACTCTCTGTCCTCTGTCGTACTGATTAAGTATCTGTTCTAGTGCTTTTTCTGCTTCCTCTCTTGTATTACATGTCTTAACAGTTTCATCTGTTTCTTCTGTCATCTCACATTTAACAAGGTATTCCTTTTCCCCTTCTTTGTACTGATGCTCATATATCCATATACTTCTGACATATCGTATATTCACAATCGTTTTATCTTCGACTTGTATTAACATAGATCTCCACTATCTCCTTTCCTTCTCACACCAGACACACCCTTTGTCACACTTGATCCGAACCCTTAGCTTCTGCCGCTTGTCCGGACACAGCTTCATGTCCTTAATTGGCTTGCCTGTGATCTCACAGATGTAACCTTCAAATTCTTTCTTGTTTACCATTATTTTTTCCTCCACGCCATCACTACATCGTTCTTTCTAAGATCTAATTTAATGTTGTTTTCTTCTCTGACCTGCTCGATCATATCAATCCATGTCACATTTCCTGTTTCTAAACACTCTGTTTTGTCATTGAATCTTTTTTTGAATCGATCTAATCTCTTAGTTCCGAAATCAAATTCATCTTTCAAAACTATAAGACTCATGATCAATACAGTATCTAAAATCTGTAGTGTTGCATCTCTAAAATCCTGGTCAAGTTCTCTTGGATCTATTAGTGTTCGAAGCCCTGCAAGATTTCTCTGTCTTGTTATTCTCTGTAGCTCTTCTAATCCTTTTTCTTTTGCTATTTTGTCGCAGAACGCAATCCCTTCATTTCTGCCCTGCATTATATAATCTTGTTTACTCATACTATCTACCTATCTCAGACAGCTTAACTTTCTACCTGAAACAGCATTTATACTGATCACATTTCTATAATTTCTTGCCCAATCATATAAACTGCCGTGATTCTTCTCTCGTGATTTGAAAAATTGAAATCTAGTTTGTGAAAAATAAAAATACAAAAAACCTGAAAAATATGTTTACGTTTGCTTGCTTCGTTAATAGTTACTTGAAGAATCTTAATCAGATAGAAAATTAAGCTGTCTGATCGTACTCCTTTACTTATGATATCCGGCACAATTGCCTACATAATGCCACTGCAAACCTTTGTGTTTTGTCTTGCCCCCCCCTGTTATCTCAGGGTAAAAACGCTTATACCACTTCATCAACGTTTTGTGATCGATACCTGATGTTCTGCTGATCTCATTTGTTGACATACCATGTTGGATCCATAACTGTACAACACGTCTTTTAAATCCTTTGCTGTAATCTGCCATCAGTTCTCCTTTCTGCCCACTGCCTTAGGCAGCAGGCTCATGGCTTATACTGGCTGTTTCTTATGCGGTTAATAGTTACTGTGGTATATAATTCAGTCCATCCGGCTGATCTCTGTCCGCATATGTGATCATCTTTTTACGTCCTGTCGCTTAAGATCATCCCGAAACCCACAACTACCACGACTATTACTACGACTTTTAACAACAATCTTGGGTTGTTGGTTGCTACGGACAGAGATCAACCGGATGCCTTTGTTTTTTTCACTTAGCTTGCAGCAAGCAACTTATTAATAAAATACTGCTGCTCTTTACCAGTAACCTTTGTAGTCTTACTGATTTTTGTCGATCCGTTTGGATTGTTGATTACCGTTTCTTTGATTTCAAACAGATCCATATCCATTGCTTTCTGCGTTGGCATATTCCAGTCTGATCCTTTTCTCTTGATCAGATAGCCATTATTTCTTAGCCATTCAAATAATTTATTCTGTCCAGTCTGAACTCCATTCTGTCTAAGAATTTTTGCCAGTTCTCCGATCAGGATAGATGTGTCACTTGCTGTTACTGCATCTGCAAAAATTTCTTTTGGCTTCATTCTTTCATTGTCTTCAATTAAGATTGCATTATCAGATTTTAATTTATCAATTGTCTTATCTGCCATCTTCAAAGCTCTTGCAAATACTTGCTCTGGACTATTCCAAGCTCTTTCAAGATTAATAAGATAATCTCTAACTTCTTTTCCTTTTTCTGTCCTAGACATCATAGCCAAATGTTTTGCCATTATCATTGTTATTTGATAATCTTCTAGTTCCCTAACAGCTCCATTATTAACAACTGTATTTGATGTACATTTGTTATAATCCTCACCTTCAACAAATAATCTCTTATTATTTTCAAACCATCTGCTAAATCTGGATTGAATGTTCAATGCTTTATGCAAATTCCTTGCTGATACTGTTGGTTCTTCTGTATCGTAGTTAACAGGAATTAAATTATCCATACGTTATGTCACCTCCTAATTGTTTCTTTAATAACTGTCTTTCCAGATTCTCATAATCACAATCTTTGACTTCTCTTTGGGTAAAATTGTGTATAGTTTCTTCTTTCTTTGGTTTCGGTGTTGATTTCTTCCGTTTCTTTGATGTAGGGAAGAAACTCTTATATCCTCCACCAAATGCTTTTCTTACAATGCCCAACTTATCAGAATCATTCTCAGCCAGAGAATCTAGTTCTTCTTTCAAGGCATTGATCTGTTCTGCAGATAATGTTGGCCCAGTATGATTCCTCATATCAAGATAAAGACAGAACTCTCTGTTCAGATCTGGATTGCTATAATAATATTTACTTTCCTTTACTTTACTTTCCTTTAGGGATTCTTCTCGGGAATTATCATTATTTTTCTTGGAATTATCCGTATTATTCTCAGAATTATCTTCAAAATGGGTAACTTTAATAAAAGGTTCTGTTTCTTCTTCATTTAAAAGCCAGAACCTGTCGACTTTTATTGGATTCTTCTTAGCTCTTGTTTTTACTGCTAACTGAAATCTCTCCTGTATTCCGGCAGAAGTCAGGACAGCGTCCGACTGGAAAAGCTGTTTATCAAACATCGACCGTTCCAGTAAGAATGTCAAGACTTGCTTCACCTTATCACTATTCATGTTCAGATCATCTGACACGATATAGTAAAAATCATCATCTACAATGATGTAATATCCATTTCTATATATTTCACAAAGAAGATAAATGAAAATTGTGATCCCGTCTGCTCCATATCTGGATTTCAGGATCTTTATCTTCCTGTTCGAAAAGAAATTACAATCCAAAGAAAAATATTCGATACCTCGTTTCTTATGTCTGGCCAAAACGATTCTCCTTTTTCTTATTTGATTTCTTCTATCTCTACTTCAACTCGTGGGTTCTCTGCATAATGCTTTTCCATATGCAGCGTTACCACCTGCGTATCATCTCTATATGCTAATTTATTCAATGCATCCAGAATACTTTTTGCAATGTTATCAATGTCTGGTTTCTTCGTTGGAAACATAAGGTCTTCCAACATCTGCTGTTTCTTTTTCTTGCTTGTACTCTTAACGATCGGATAATAAGCTATGATCGTTACTTTTAAGGGCTGTCCATCGTTAAAGATCATGTTGCCTGCTTCCTGTCTGTAGCAGCACTTGATCAGATTCTCATATAACACTGTCTGTTCTGGAGTATATGAGAATGTTCCACCACCTTTACCATGGACAGTTCTCGCCCTGGCTTTTCCTTTCGGTGCACCAGGGACTGTAAATCTAACTGTCTCCATAACTGTTACCCGATGATCGTGATCACTTTTAACAGTTCTTCCGGTAAACTCACTGTTAAATATTTCTTGATAGCATCTACTGCTTCATACTTCCAGAGACCACCATCAGCTTCAACAAGTTTGAATAATGGTTCTCCGTTAGAACCTTCACTGATTCGGAAGATAAATTTGCTTTCTGGCTGATCTACTTCTAAGAAGGTACGATATGGACGAAGTGTTACCGGATTCGGTACAATCACATCTTCTTTTCCTGCAATGCCTTTAGTGATCGTAGCTTTCTGGCTGACCCCATCATCTCCATAGTTGGCCACTGTTTTATTTTCTACATTTCCAGCAACTGAAAGAATCAGTTCTGTTTCATCACTCTGTTTAAAGGCAGTCTGCATGTTGATTACAAACGCTTCCTGATCATAGTAGTGATCGAAATCAAATCCATTTGGATTTGTATCTACGCGGAATAATTCTTCTCGATTTCTTTCCTGTGTAAGACCAGATAGTAATCTTACTCTTGTTGGAGATTCTACGTGAATGATCATAGATTCTCTTAACTCTTCACTCTTTCCACTGATATAATCGATCAGAGAATTAAGACTTGTAGCTGTCAATGGTTCTGCAAACTCTTCTCTGTCATATCGTGACATAGATTTATCGCAATAAGTCTTTCCTGCGATTTCTACAACGTGTGGCTCTCTTGCACTGTCTGTCAGTTCTTCAATCTTTTCGATTGCTTCTCTTAAAAATGTATTATCCATTGTTATGTATCCTCCTGTTTTATGCCTGTTTTGCTTTTCTTAAATCAATCACTTTGTTGCTTGGTTCGTAGATCTCTCCAGTATCCGGATCAAAAGCTTTCGGTGTTTCATCTTCTTCCTGGTCGATCACATCATCAACATTCATCTGACCAGGAATCTGGTTAAAGATTTCAACCGCTTCAACCTCTCCGGTGCGAAGATCTCTGCCCATACTCAGTGCTGTTGTAGCTCCAAGTTCTGGTGCAAGACTTAACTTCGTTTCAACTGTAGTTGATACAAAATTTCTCTCATCGTTTGGACGAAGAGAGATTGATACATTAATCTTTCTTACCTTCTGTGCATCTGTGTTGGGATCCTGAATGTTTTCAGTGACTTTTTCTAAAGCCTTATTGAGCTGTACTGAAAGCTTCCCTCCTGCAAACTCCTCTAAATTAAAATGTTTCATTGTGTCTCCTTTCTTTTATTTAAAGAACTGCTGTGGTTCTTCTTTTGTTGTTTCTTCCTGCGGTTCCTGTTTCTCTGGTTCTGTCGTTTCCTCTACTGCTTCCTGCAGATCCTGATCTGCTACAATATTTTCTTCTGAAACTGTATCTACATAATCTTTTGTTCCATCTTCATGGATCACCGCCATATCAGATTCCATTGCATTCTGCATATCAATGCTCATGATTCCCCATTTACTGATCAGCTGGCGAAGCATTGTCTTATAAGCCATTCCATCAAAATCTTTCTCCCAGAATGTATATCCTTTTTTTGCTGCATACCCTTTGGAATACTTTAATGCATGTGCTTCCATTTTCTTTTTGGACCAGTACATAGCTTTTCGGAAACCGTTTGTATATTCAAACATTGCATAGTATCCGATCGTCTTTGCTTCTTCCCTTACTTCCTCATCATCGATCAGATTTACTTCGATTTCTTCATTCAGTGGATCAAATCGAAGTAATTCCCCATCCTTAATTGCCAGAACGTTTAGTTTTTTGTACTGCCCTGAGCGGATCGCTAACTGAATGTATCCTTTATAACCAAGCTGAAACTGTGCTTCTTTACATCCTTTTTTGTTGTTTCTGAATGGAACCATGTAATACTGTCCAAGCTGTGGTGATGGAGAGAGTTTTAAAGACTCTCCAAGTAGTGCAGCACTTAAGATTGATGGATTTGTACATTCCTGTAAATCTGAATTAACCTGTACTGCAGATACAATAGAAGCAATGAAACGATCTCCGTTTTTACCACCGACTACATTATTAATCTGATTTTTTACAGCATCATTTGTAAGATATGCCGTTAATCCTGTTTTCTGCTGTCTGTTTGCTAAACTGTTTCCAACTGCCATCTTATAATTCCTCCTGACTTATGATTTCAAATTCTTCACATGTTTTCTTAAGAATGCTGATCTTCGCATTCGCTTCATCAAAGTTGTGCTCTTTTACAACACAACGAAATGTAATCGCTAATGTTCTTTCTCCTGTACGTTTAGGTTTTGAAACTTCTGCCGGTTCTTTTGGCATCTCTGGTGCTTCTTTGCTTTCGCCAGCAGATGCCACTTTCTGCGCTTCTTCTTTTAACTGCTGCTGTCTCTGCGCTTCTTTCTGCTTCTGCTCTTCCTCAAATAAGACTTTCTTCTTGGCGGTTTCCTCTAACTTCTGTTTCTTCATCATTGCAGCGGTCAGATCAAAAGCTTTCAGATATTCTTCTTTCATTTCAAAAACATAAGGACTTGTATCTGCGTTGATTACTTTCAGATCGCTGTCAACTTTATCTCTGATCTCTGCGATCTCTGTTGTGATAGATTTCAATGTCGTTGATACATTTAACCAAGAATCCTTATAAATTTTTTCAAATGGAATCGTGCGATCAAGATCACCGATTGTCTTTGAATAGATTCCCTTGATTTTCTCTAATTTTTCTTGCCGTGTTGCTTCTTCGTATCCTTTGATCTGGATGTCAATGTTTCCAATCGCTTGATCAACGATGCCGATCAGTTCTTTTTCCTGTTCTTCAAAAGCTGTGTATGGCTGCATGACCTGTCGTTTGATTTCTTTTCTTTTGTTCTCTAATGCAGTTACAAATTTTCGAAGATTAGCACGATCCTTTTTTGCATCCTTGATCTGATCTGCTGTATAGACCAGATTCATATAGTCGTTTGCTTTCTTCTGGATCTCTGTTTTTAACTCTTCATAATTCCAGTCAATCTCTTTCAGGAATCCTTCTTCCTGCGGATTGTATATCTTAAATTCCATGTATTTCTCCTTTATTGATTCATCTAAGCTTTTCTTTTATACTAATGTTGTAGTTTTTTATTAGCCAAAGAAAGGATGGTTTTATGCACACACCAGATGATTTACGTTATGATTTAGCACTCATTGGAGCACAAGCTAAGTTCCAAAACGCTCTTGCCAGAGACGTTGTTTCTGATCTGTATCCTGGTAACGAACTATATGGAGAAGCCGAATTACTTACTTCGTTTTTTAATGATATTTACTCTACTCTCCAAGATCGTTCTGATTCGGATTTTGTTACAGATGCGCCTTTTTAATCACCTCTTCACGAGTCATATTTAAGATGGCTTCAATATGTTCAACAGTCAGGTTATTGCCTTTTAAAATCTCCACAATTTTATTTACAATAGCCTGATTTTCTTTTTTCTTTTCCTGAACCCCTTTCATATATTCATCGTATCGATTCATGACAATTTCTCCTTTTAAATTTCTGGAAGAATCAAGTTCGGTTGCTGTCTTTTTAAAACTTTCTGCCAGAACTCTTCTTCCGCTTGTTTTAATATCTCAATATCTTCTTCTACGTCTGATCGCTCAATATGGTAATCTTTTGTCTCCAATCTGATCTGACCCTGCCATACTGATTTAAGTTGTGCTCTCAGTTCAACAAACTCATATTCAGTAACCAACAGATAATGCAACACCTGTATGTAATAGTTGTCCGGAATCTGATCTCTCCATTTTTCACGCTGCATACTTTGCAGGATATTAGTTGTCTTGATTTCTAAGATTCCTTTGCGACCATCCTGATCGGTTAGTTCTCCATCCAAAGATGCATGTGCCCATGGAGACTTTTCATTCTGGATCATGTTGTCTCCGAAGTACTCAACCTTGTACTCTGGATGGTCAAGTGCGAACAGCGATCTAAGCAACGGCTCCGCATCATGCCCGTACTTCACATAGTCCTTATCCGAAATATCTGGAGCTGTTCTCTGCCCTGTCTTTTCTAAATACAGTTCTGTATTGGTTTTATATGGATTGAGTCCTAATACTGCAGATGCATCAGAACCACCGATTCCATGTCTGGCATTTAACCAAGAATCAAAGGAATCAAACTGGATCCGTTTAATTCCTTTACTGATTTCGTTTGTTTGCATAGTCTGTCTTCCTTCTTAAGCTTTTGCTCTCACTACTAACGTCTTATATTTCATTTGTAAAGTGTCTCTTGCAAGTTCTGCAGTTTCTTTTTCTTTATCATTCAGATTCTTTTCTAAAGTGTCTGCAATAAATCTGAGAACGCCCACTGTAAGATCACTTGCAATTTCTGGAACCGGATTTACGCAATCACTAATTTCGAACAAAATGGTTTCCAACACTTTTTCTAGTTCATCAGCTGCCTTGTCTGTGCATCCTGCTGTATCTAAAACATGACCTCTTACGATTCCTTCTGTTACTTTCTTCATTGTTTCATTCTTCATTGTCGCTTCCTCTTCTTTCTTCTAATAATCCCATCAATTTTTCTTTCAGATACCCTGCTTCGATCATACAGTTCGGATTGTCGAGAAACAGCATTGTACTGTAATCTGGTCGCTGTTCTGCACTAAAGCCATTTTCCCAGATCTTAACGCTTAGCACTGCGGTGGCTCCGTGATATTCAACGTATACACACGGAACACCTGGCTCTCGCCAATCTATCCAGTCTATAGTTCCATCTGTCATTTCTTGCAGTCGCAAAGATAGATCAAAGATCTCAATTGCTGTTTTTCTGATTTCACTTTTCTGACGATCTGTGTTATACTGATCTTGCTTGTTTAGCAATGTGCCTAATGGAGTTGCCGCTCCGTGGGCACTTTTTTCTTTCTTACCTATCAAATTTCTTCACTCCTTCCTCAAACGCTACCGCCGTGATCAAACACACTGCAGCTAACTCTTTAAAGATTCCAATTGCGATCAGCACTGCTGCGGTGCAGATCATGGCTTTTGTTTCACTTTTCATCTCATGCTCCTTTCTCAAACACTTATCATTTCAGTTGCAAAAAACTTTTTTGCATTTATGAAATATCTATGCTTATTTTCACTTGTCCGGATTGCATATCCCCATGGAAAAATCCCTTGAATCAGTCCTTTTTCGATTGTTGGAACACCCATTCCCATCAAATACGCAACTTCTTTCGGGGTTAACGTCTCTATTTTCTTTTTAGGAATTACTATCTCTTCGAAGTAATTCTTTGGAAGATCAAATGCTTCTGCAATCTCATTTCTTCTTGCTTTTGTCGGTTCTGAATCTCCAGACATCCATTTGCTAACGGTTGACCTACTCACACCGCAGATCCTGGACAACTCTACTTGGTTGATATTTTGATCTACCATTACTTTTTTAAGCCTGTCCTTGAACACTTTCATCACCTACCTTTCTTCAGATGGCTTAATTCCCTGCCCGACGATTGAGTGCTATTTTTAATTAACCAATTTAGGGAGAATTTCAGGATTCTGTGCATCGGGCAGGGAATTAAGCCATCTGCTATTATTCTGTTGTCTTTCTTTCATATATCTCCTATACTTAATTCACAGGACACTGCCATGTCCGAGTCTTAAGAGAGGAGTATTCTTAATGGAAAATTTGTTATTTAAACTTACCGAATATCAATATGAAATTCTAACGGCAATATTAGAATGTCCTGGGCAAAATCCTGGTGATTTCTTTTTCGATTTTCCGTCTATTGATGGATATGTAGAAATGTTTTTAAATGCAAATCTCGTATCCATAAACGAATCTGATGAAGTTTCTATCACTGAATTAGGCCGCGCTCATTTGGCTGAATTTGAGCTTCAACGAAAAATAGAAAAGGAACGAGAAGCAAAATATCAACAGCAAATAGATGCCATTACATCTATTGCAGAGACCGCCAAACAAAATGCATTATCTGCAGAGGCGGATTCAAAACTCTCTAAAACTATTTCTATTCTTTCTTTGATTGTTGCAACAGCCTCTGTCATGGTAGATATTTTTTTAAAATGATTCCACCAATGCCTAAAATAATTACAGCTATTCCCTGCAATATAACAGCTATTTGCAGGGATGATATTTTTTGTTCCTGGCAACGCTGTTTTTCTTTTTGCTTAGAAATCGCAGAATAGATCGCCCATCTCATTTCTTTACCTGTTACTCCATGCAGAATAGTTTTTAACTCTTCTGATTCTTCTAGCTGTTTTTCTTTTAACTGATCATCTAGATTACTTTGGATTTCCTCTGCTAATTTTTCATCGGGCTGTATATCTTTCAATACTTTCGTCTTTCTCACCTCCTAGTTATTTAGTAATCCATTTTAATTGGATTTCTTAGGTAAAAAAATATAGTCAATTGGAATACCATATAATTTACTAAGTTCTCTTCCTTGCGACATTTTCGGTTCAGAAGTCCCTTTTTCCCAGCTAACGATAGTCTGTTTTCCAACATGCATATGTTTTGCGACCTCTTCTTGCGTCATTTCTGCATTAACTCGTGCTGAAGCTAAAGAAATTTGAAATGGTACTGCTTTACCTTCGCTCATCTTTGTCACGTCATCACCGCCTTTCTTTAATTTCTGTATTCATTATAAATCCATTTTAAATGGATGTCAATACCAAAATCAATTTATTTTTGACTTTTAGTTGCAAAAAATCAATTTTTATTGTACTATATTAATAACGAAGTGAGGTGATTTAATGTCAGATGAAAAGCAAAAGAAAATATTCTCTAAAAATCTATCTTTCTATTTAGAGAAATCAGGAAAAAGCCAAAAAGAGGTGGCTAAAGCTATTGGAGTTATTCCACAAACATTTAATACTTGGTGTACGGGACAATCCATTCCTAGAATGGGAAGCGTACAAGCTCTCGCTGATTATTTTGGAATTGGAAAATCTGATTTAATAGAAGAAAAATCCGATCAAGCCATTGAGCTAACTAAGAAAGATGAAAAAGATATCGCAAAACGATTAGAACAAACCCTTGATCAGTTAGAATCCGATCAAGATGGACTGATGTTCTCTGGAGAACCTTTAGATGATGAAACAAGAGAATTATTAAAAGCTAGTCTCCAGAATAGTATAACCATTGCAAAAATAAATGCTAAGCAAAAGTTCACACCAAAGAAATACAGAAAATAAAGGAGTGATTCATTGGATATTCGTAAAAAAACAAACACATTAAAGAAAAAATATGGTACGAATGATCCTTTTGATATTGCTAAGTATTTAGGGATAAAGGTTATATTTGAACCATTGGGATCCATTAGTGGATACTACAATAAACAGCTTCGTATGAAGCAAATACATATAAATCATGATCTTTCTGATCACGATCAACTATTTACATGTGCACATGAGTTAGGGCATGCGATTATGCATCCTGATGCTAATACTCCATTTTTAAGGAAACGAACTGGACTTCTGGTAAGTAAAATGGAAATCGAAGCAGATAAGTTTGCAACTGAGCTTCTAATTGACGATGAAGTTTTTCTTGAATTTCAAGAATTTACTACAGATCAAATTGCACGTGCACTTGGATATAATGAGGAGTTAATTAAATTAAGATTAAAATAAGGAGGAAATATGTATATGAAAAAGGCAAAAATCATTATTATTACATGTATTTTGTTAAGCTTGACTTCTGTAACTCTTGTTTTTGCTGATTCTCCAACAGCTAGTTTTTCTAACTGTCAGGTAATTTTGCCTCAATCTGTAAAGCCAAATCAAAAAATCAACATATTGTTTATAGGTGATAGGCTAAGTTCTACTGGTGGAATACAGGGTGAAACAAAAATAATTCCAGGAGCATATGATTTATATATTAATTCAGTTTCTGACAAGAATTTGGTTGATACATACTTTATTGATGAAACAAACGGAAATTATACCAAAACTACTTCTAGGACTTTAAAAATTAAAAATCCAGGAAAATATATATTAAAAAGTTACTTTTATGTATATACATACATCGATAATTCTTGGGAAGAAACCGGATATGAAATCGGAACAATTAATAAGACAATTAATGTAATTGGTCCTAAATATAAAATATCATTCAATGCAAATAAAGGAAAAGTTTCAAAAAAAGTCAAATCAGTCCAGGCAGGTAATAAATACGGAACCCTTCCTACCCCGAAGCGAAAAAATTATAAATTCAAAGGTTGGTATACCAAAAAATCCGGTGGAAAAAAAATAACCAGAAATACTTTAATTAAAAATTTAAAAAAACATACATTATATGCACATTGGTTTGGTCCTAAAGGAAAAGAAAAAACCATCACAAGAGCTGAATATAACAGAATTACTTATAATATGACGTATAGCCAAGTTAAGTTTTTAATCGGTGGTCCTGGAGAGCTTGAAGTTTCTTCATATATAGGCCGAGAATTAACTGAGATATATTCTTGGAAAGGAAATGGATCTGTCGGTGCAAATGCAAATATAACTTTCCAAGATGGAAAAGTTATCGGAAAGGCTCAATACGGTTTAAAATAAATTATATTATATTAATTCTTCAAAATCCCGACATCGCAACAATCGAACTTTAAAAATATAATATACTTACCCATGAAGTCGTCAGGCGGCAAGTCTCCAACACCGCTCCGAGCATTGCGGAAAGGAGGCCCTTATGAGTACATATGAGGAATTTATGATCACCATAAATGTTGCACTATTAATTATTGCCATTCTGAACTATACACATAAAAAATAGCCGTCCTGCCCCTGGTAAGTGTAGAACGACCATTTTTCGTTAAGCATTCGCCGGATCGGATGGGTTTGCTCCATCGTGCCGACTTATTACCAGCTACATTATAATTAAGATTTTTAGTTTTTTCAACACCATTTCGGTGACTTCGCCAAAATGGTCAAAATAAAAACCGCCTGGCTGACAACCAGACGGCTTTAAGAAACCTATCAACAACGTGGTGTGTGATATGCTTCTGACTCGACACCAGAATTATATCATACATCCTACAAAATTACAATTTGATAAGGGTGTATTTTTTGTACCCTTTTTTTAGGAAAGGAATGATGATATATGGCAAGAAGAAACCCAAACGGCTACGGCAGTGTAACAAAATTAAAAGGCAATCGATCACGACCATACGTTGTAAAAGTTACTACATATGATGAAGATGGACACGGAAGGCAGGTCCCAGTGGACTATGCTGCTACTCGTGAAGAAGCAAACATCATTTTGGCCAAGTACAACGACAATCCGTGGAACATTGATCGTAACCGAGTGACGCTTGCAGATTTATATACGAGATGGCTTGAAATAAAAGGTCCCAAACTTGGAACCTCTCGTTTAAGCTCACTCAAATCAGCTTATAAACATTGCCAAAAACTCTACGGAATGAAATACAGACAAATAAAAGCTTATCAAATGCAAGAAACTATAGATAACTGTGGACGCAGTTATGCCACGCAAGCTCATATCAAAGTTCTATGGGGACATTTAGACAGTTTCGCGTTTGAATTAGATATCATAGATAAAATGTATTCACAATTAACATCTGTAAGTGCCAAGCAGGAAGAGTCAAAACGCGCACCATTTACCGAAAAAGAAGTTGAAGCTCTATGGAAAATATCTGATCAAAAAAATGTTGATATTGTTTTAATCTATATTTATACAGGATTCCGATTAATGGAATTATTAGATATGACATGTGATCAAGTAAACCTAGAAGAACAATACTTTAAAGGTGGAAGTAAATCTGATTCTGGAAAAAACAGAATTGTTCCAATTCATCCTCGTATCATGCCGTTTGTAAAAAAACGGTTAGAGAAAAGTAATGAATATTTTTTAGAAAATGATGAAGGTTCCAAGTTTAAAAAATGGGATTTTTATGAAGAGTGGAAGGTTGTTATTGCCTATATAACAAAGAGAAAGAAAACGCCTCATGAGGCAAGGCATACTTTTGAAACATTTTTGGATAATGCAGGCGGCAATAGAAAATGCATTGATATGCTGATGGGGCATAAATCTAAAGATATCGGAAACAGAGTTTATAATCATAAAACAGTAAAACAATTAAGAGAGACAATTCTTTTGTTGAAATAATAATTTTATATTCAACAAGTAACAGATTAGTAACAAATAAATGAGAGAATGGCTTAAAATGGACATTCTCTCATGTTACAAAAATATGATCGTATAAATTGGTATTTTATTCATTGTTTGTAATTCCATCATATCACAATCCCCTTGCAATGATCAATTTCATGCTGTATGATCTGTGCTGTTCATCCAAAATATTTTCCATGCTGTTCTGTGACATGCTCCCACCACTTAAATCCCTGATTTTGAAGTGGGGGCTTCTTGCTCAATGGCTCTACTGAGCCAAGTATCTACAAGCTATCCTCGCGTGCCCCGCGATTCTTTTGCCCGGACACGGGCATGTTTTCTTATTATCCAATTGTCCGGATACGGACAGTTTATGCTGTCAACATCCTTCTTGCCTCTTCACGGATGTTGATCGCTGCATTGCAATCTCTGTCCATCTCATTTCCACACTCACAGTGATACACTCTTTCGGATAATTTCAGTTCTTTCTTTATCCTTCCACATTTACAGCATTTTTTACTGGAAGGAAAGAAACGGTCTACCTTTATCATTCTCTTTCCCTGCCACGCCAGTTTATAGTCTAACATTTTCCTGAACAGTCCATATCCATTATCATGTACGCTTTTTCCGAAGTGCAGACACTGACTCATTGCTTTCATATCGATATCTTCCACCGCAACTGCATCATAACTGTCTGCGATCTTCCGGCTGAGTTTGTGCAGATGATCTCTTCGCTTATTTCGTATCTTTTCATGACATCGGGCAACTTTCTTTTTCTGCAGTTCATAGTTATGGCTTCCCCGTACACATCTTGACAACTTTCGCTGCTCTCTCGCCAGTCTTTTTTCATTTTTTCTGAAAAAACCTGCTTCTTCCTTCTCGATCTTTTCTGAAAACACTGCCATCCCCTGCATTGCATAATCTATCCCAAGTATCTTTGCAGTACTATAGTCTGGTTCAGCTGCTTGGTTTTCACAGCTGTATCCTTCATACAGCAGACTTGCAAAGTATTTTCCGGATGGTTCCATACTGACAGTCACTGATTTCAAGCGAAGTCCTTCTGCTGGCTCCCTGTGTTTTTTCATGGCGATCCATTTTAATTTCGGAAGTCGGATCCGCTTGCTTTCCACCAGGATATTTCCATTGACCACATTCGTTGTATAACTGTTTCTAGAATGATGTTTTGACTTGAATCTTGGAAATCCAGTCTTGGGATCCCGAAAAAAATTCTTATATGCCTTTTCCAGATGAAGCTGGACATTTGCCAGTGCCAGCGAATCTACTTCTTTCAGAAATGGATACTCCCTTTTATACATGGCCGGTGTGTTCTTTAACATTTTCTTTGTCTTTTCATATTCTCGAATCTTATCATCAAGCATCTGATTGTACAGAAAACGACAACAACCAAATGTTTTGCCAAGAAGTATCTTCTGTTCTTCTGTCGGATAGATCCGGAAACGATATGCTATGTTCAATACTTTTTCTCTCCCTGGGTTTCAATGTATTGACGGATCACTTCTACTGGAGTGCCTGCTACCGGCACTTTTATAAGCATTGATAAATTTACTAAATTCTGTCCTCGGCTGCGCACGGAATATTACATGCACATGATCAATGTCATGATTCTATTATACCATAGATCGCACTATCGAACAAGTGTTCTTTCACTTTTTCGCAATTCATCTTCCACCTGCAGAGGAAGGAGAATTCTTGCTATATTATGTTAAAATCCTGATCCAGATAATCTACTTCTATCTCCTTATATCTCTTACAAGGTCTCACTCCATCCAAAGATAAACATCCTTCCGCTGTCTCAAATACGCCTGATTTCTTTGTGATCTTCGGATTGATCATTGCAAACTGAAATGGCCCAACTGCTACTACGATAATGTTCTTTTTAACGCCGATCATATTTGCTGCCATTCCAACACAATGATCCAAATTAGCTCTTAGGGTATCTAACAAATCAACTACTACCTGTTGATCTGCTTTTGTTGCATCTGTTGATTTCTGTGCTAGAAACAGTGGATCTTTCATTATGTCTTTTATCATTTTATTTTTAACTCCTTTATTTCCTTTATAAATTCTTCTGTAGAAATATATAAATTTTCTAATATTGGTATCAAATCCATGTTCCCTGAGTCTTTTAGAAAATATATTTTTAAATCCAATTGCAGTCTCCAC